AGATTTGGTAAAAGGATTTCTCCGGACCCGCACCGTAGGGACCGCAGATGAATACGGGACGCCAGTGGACGAGCCATGGCTCTTCGTTGACAACGGGTGCCACGACATTATACGAGAGTTTAATAACTACCGCGCAGCAGCACCATCTACGGGGAAACCGCGTAATGCAAGAGAAGATGCTCAGAAGTACGACGACCACGCATTAGACGCATTGCGTTATGGATTGGTACATATTTTCAAGCTCGGAGCGACGCAATCGCTATCTAGCGTGTATAACCCAAGTCACCAGAATGTGAACAACCCATATGGGCATGGTGGCAGTGCGTATCCAGCTTTGGATGCTGCTGGTTTCTTCACTTCCAATAAGTCTTTTGTTTGATGTTTACTTTGTTTCTTTTGGCTGGTTGTTGCATAGGTGTGCTTCTTGCCTGTTGAGCAGGAGTAGTTGCTTACTTAATTTACTTGCGCAAATAAGGATACTTGTGATGTGGGAGTACCGAGCAAAGCTCAAGAGAGTCGTTGATGGTGACTCACTATACTTAGTACTGGATCTCGGACTCTTTGTATGGCGCCCTGTGGAGATTAGACTTCTCAATGTTTATGCTCCTGAACATAACCAACCAGGCGGACAGGAAACTAAACAGTTTGTTGTAAACTGGATGTTGGGATTGAACGAAACACTGGAATGGCCAATGCTTGTAACAACTTCAATTACTAAGCAAACTGAACCTACAGAGAAGCAAACGTTTGTTCGTTACATAGCGGATGTACGTGATATTGCACGTAATCGCTGGCTCAATGATAATCTTAGAGCGTGGTTGTTAATGCATGATGAGTGGGGAGGTGGAATAGGTGCCTAATTATGAGGAGTTTGACCCTGTTGCAATTCTCGAAGAGAGAATTCAACAGAAGGTAAACACAATGACGCTCAATGAGGCAATGGAGAACTATGACTTAGTCTCTGCCAATTATGATCCGGTTCATGGTTCGTTCATGGTTATGGCTGAACGCGATCCGAAGCTGACTAAGACCACAGCTTTCCAGGAAATGGGCTATAGTTCACCATCCCCATTCACTGCGTGGACTCGCTCGGAACGTGTTCCTGAACTACGTGACCAGCTTGGTATTCGCACGTACTATGACATGAAGCGTGCGGATGGCAACGTTCGTGGTGCTTTGCGCCTACTCAAGACTCCTGTCATGGCAGCACGATGGTTTGTGGAATCAGCATCCGACAGTGCGCTTGATACTAACATTGCTAAGTTTGTCGAGGATAATCTGTTCGACAAGTTGTCTACGCCATGGTACCGAGTGATGGAAGACGCTCTACTCATGTGTGAGTATGGCTATATGCCATTGGAGAAGGTCTTCGCACAGGATGACGATGGTAAGATAATTCTCAAGAAGCTTGCACCTAGACACCCTCTGGACATTATGGAATGGCGTTACGACCAGTTTGGTGGTCCGAACTCCATTGTGATGAACCCGACCGAAGCTAATGGCTTTGATGAAATTGAAATTCCCATTGAGAAGCTTGTTGTATTTGTTCTAGAACAAGAAGCTGGTGATATGCGTGGAATTAGCATTCTTAGAAGTGCCTATAAACATTATTACTACAAGGATACCCTATACAAAATTGATGCAATTCAAAAAGAACGTCACGGTATTGGTGTGCCCGTTATCAAATTGCCCTTGGGTTTTAGTGAGGCTGACAAAGCCCTCGCTGAGGACCTTGGGCGGAATCTTAGAACTAATGAGCGTGCCCACGTAACATTACCTCCGAACTGGGAACTGGAGTTTGCAAAGCTGCAAGGCCAGCCTGTGGACTGCCTACCGTCCATTAATCATCACAATGACCAAATCATGGCAAACATTCTTGCACCATTCTACAAGGACCCAACAGCCAAAGAAGATTCAATGAACATGTTCTACAAGAGTACTCGCTACATTGCCAGTACGATTGCAGACACGTTCAACCGTTATGTCATTAAGCAACTTGTAGATTTCAACTACAACAGAGGAAAGTACCCAATTCTGCGTGCTCGTCGTATTGGCGAGAATGAAGATCTGCGTACATGGTCGTTCGCCTTCCGTAACCTGGTTGGGTCTAACGCTGTTATTCCAGATGCTCCACTAGAAGCATTCCTACGCCAAGAACTAGATTTGCCGAAAGCAGATCCTACAACTGCTCGTCCTGCTATGGCACCTCACGCTCGTGAGGATGTACAGCCAAACAAGGCAGGCGTCACTGAGGCTGTGCCTACTCCAACTCCTGGCAATACTACAAACCCAGCAGGAAACACAAAACCTCCTAGAGTTGGTGGTCCAAGACAAAGATCGAAGCCTCCTGTGCAACCTCCGAAAGGTAATGCCGGTACGGATAGGTCCGGTGGGTAATGAGAAAGGAGAATAATTCAAAATGCGACCAGATCCTGTGATGTCAGTACGCCAACGGAAGCTCGCTGAGGCTCGTCCGACGCCGGAAACGCACCGTCAGAAAACTATCGTGGAACTGTCAGACAGTCAACAACGTGGTTTCAAAAAGAACGCTACGCGTATTGCGTCAAAGCAGGGCATCCCATACGATAGAGCTGCCGCGATTCTGGCCGCCGCCGCGCGCAAGGCATCGCCGGCCGCAAAGCGGAAGAATCCCCGTCTAAACAAGGTAAAGGGGAAGGCGACTAGCAAATGACACATTTTAGTTATTTGGTTGACCTCTCTGCTATTACCGCATTTGATGAGCAGAACGGCAAGAAGTCCAGTTGGGTACATTCGTTGCCTATGGGAACGTATAAGCACCCGATTTATGGTACTATTTCCGTAGATGCTGAGCGCGCAAAGCGGTTCGCAGACAGTGTCAACAACAGGACTCGCGGCATTGAGCCTAGCATTAACTACAACCATAACAATGCGGATGTTGCTGCTGGTTGGGGTAAAAAGGCAGAAGCCCGAGCAGACGGCGTCTGGATGTTTGTAGAATGGACCGACGACGCTGCCAAGCAAATTCTGGAGAAGAAGTACAAGTACTTCTCCGCAGAGTTTGAGGACGAGTGGTCAGATCCTACGGGTAACAAGTTCACCGATGTTATGTTCGGTGGTGCCCTTACGAACCGGCCTTATATGAAGAACCTAGCACCAATCAATCTGTCGGAAGAGACATATCAAATTGCTTTCGACTTGGTTAGTGCTGCCACCAGCAAGACATTGGATGAATTGAAGGGAGGGACTGGCGTGGCACTAAGTGATGATGACGTTAAGAAGATTGTTGATGGACTAGCAGCCAAGATGGCAACAACTACTCCACCAACTCCAACTCCGACGCAAAAGCTATCTGAGATTCCAGAGCTAAAGGCGCTGGCTGAGGAGAACCCTCTCGTCAAGGCACTCATGTCTGCTGTGGAGACTCAGAATCTGAGTTTAGCAGACAGTGCGGTAAAGCTCAAGGAAGCCGAGATCACTCGTAAGCTGTCTGAGTTTGACCGTTCCAAGATTGTGCTTTCTCCTGTAGCTCGTCAGGCAGTAGCACAACTTGCTATGCAGTTGCCCACAGAACTGTCAGAGAGCTTCTGGGGTATTCTCGAAGGCATGAAGCGTTCGAACACATTCCTTGTTGAACTTGGTGAGTATGCAGGTGTTACTGCAAACTATGGTTCTGTCAAGACAGCCGACACTCAGCTTCGTGAAGCTGCAAAGAAGCTAGTTGACAACAACAAGGGCATGTCATTCTCAGATGCTTATGATGAGGCTGTTAGAGAAAATCCAGCCCTGTACAAGCGTTACCGCGATGAGCTGAATGCGGGGGTTGAGAACTAATGGCTAATTTCATCGGTCTAGATAAGGGCTTCCTGCTCCTATCTACATACAACTCATCTGCTGCGGCTGGTGCTCTGGCATGGCGGTTTGTGAAGAGCACTGCTCTACTTACTGTCGACCTGAACACATCCTCTTCTGGTCTTGTTCTCGGCGTTCTTCAAGAGAACGTTGACCAGACGAAGATTGCTACTGGTAAGGTTACGGCTAACGTTCGTATGGGCGGCATTTCTAAGACTACAGCAGGTGCTGCGGTTACTGTTTACACTGAGATCATGTCAGATACCACAGGTAGAGCGATTACTGCTGCTACTTCTGCTAACCGTGTGCAGGGCTTGGCACTCCAGGCTGCTACTGCCGCAGGTGACATCATTGATGTTTACCTGACCATCAATGGTAGAATCCTACCGTAATCCTTGAAGGGAGGGAAAACTAGATGCCAGCGTACAATCCGACTGGTTCGGGAAACGTTCACGTTGACCAGATTCTAACACAGATCAGTGTTGGCTGGCCGAACGCCGGTATGGTTGGTAACAACCTAATGCCAAGCGTTAACGTGCTAAAGCAGTCTGACAAGTACTACATCTTCGGCCGTGAAGGTTGGCTTCCGGAAGATGATGCACGTGCACCAGGCTCAGTGGCCAACGAAGTTTCTGGTCTTGCAGTGTCAACTGACACCTACTTCGCACGTGAGCACTCTCTTCAGATTGCGGTTACAGACGAAGAGCGTCAGAATGTTGACTCACCATTAGCACCAGACCGCGACGCAACCGATATGATTACGTCAAAGATCATGCTTGGGCGTGAGGTAGCCATTAAGAACCTAGTTACCACAACTGGTAACTTTGCTTCTGGTCTATCTACCACTCTTGCTGGTGGTGCACAGTGGAACTCAGCTAACTACGCAACATCAGACCCTATTACTGACTTGCGTACTGGCAAGATTGCAGTCAACGCACGTATTTTCATGGACCCAAACACACTAGTGGTGCCTTATCAGGTCATGGCAGCTTTGGAAGACCACCCGGACTTCCTAGAGCGTATCAAGTACTCTGAGCGGGCTATCTTCTCTCCCGAACTTCTGGGAGCAGTGCTTGGTTTCTCTAATGTTATTGCACCTGGAGTTGGCCTCAACACAGCTAACCTCGGACAGCCTGCTACTCTTGGCTACCTGTGGGGTAAAGATGTTGTTATGGCATGGGTGCCTCCGCGTGCAGGTCTCAAGATTCCTGCCTTCGGATACGAATTTACCTGGGGAACTCAGTACGTCGACCGTTGGCGCGAGGAACCACGTAAGTCTGACCTGATCCGTGCTTCTCGTCGTTATGACCTTAAGCTCGTGGCACAGGGTGACCCTGGTTCTGCTGATGCAGGTAAGGCAATTGCAGGTTACCTTATCAAGGCGGCGATTGCGTAATGCCTAAGAAGCTTTTCGCAGTTACTAACATTAAACTTGGTTCCGAACCTGACCAATATTTCGTTGCTGGTGCAGAAGTAGACACTAGTAAACTTTCAAAAGAGCAACTAGTGGAACTTCATGATGCAGGAGCAGTTGAAATCCGAGTCGTAGAAGTGGAAGCTGTCGTGGAACCAGAAGAGACACCGGCCGAAGAAGCCGCAGTAGTAGAAGAAACTCCGGCGGAAGAAGCTACGGAAGAAGCCGCAGAAGAGGCTGCACCAGCAGATGGTGAAGCTCCAGCAGAGTAAAGAAACTGAGGAGTAATGGCAGCACATATTACTCCAGCAGACGCCAAAGGGTGGGCAGAAACTACAAAGTTAGATCTGTCCACCCTGGACGTGTCTTTATTGGATCAAATAGAATCCGAGGTACTGGCAAGAATCAGCAGTGCCTATGATATAACCGTATGGATAGATCCTGCTACAACGCCGAAACTTATCAAGACGATTATATCTAAGATGTATGTGGCCTGGTTCTACGATCGCCAATACAGTGAGAATCAAGACCAGGGCAACGATTACGCAGCAATGCTACGTACAAATGCCGAAATGCTTATTGTCGGTCTAGTTGACGGGACCATTACGATCCCCGGTGTGATATCAATTGGTTCGGGTGGTGGACCAGCATACTATCCCAGTGATGCGTCCTCAGCTTTGCTTCCCACCTTTGAAGATCCTTCACTAGGACCAGCCAAGTTTTCTATGGGAAAGTCCTTCTAATGGCCATAATATCTGGCAAAGGACCCAGACCCGGACTTGGTACAATTGTTGCCGCTCTTACTGGATCTCAAGGTGCATCTAGTAGTGGTTATAGAACTACCGGACTAACCATGCCTG